AGCAGAGAATCCAATTGATACAGATTTGTTAGAACCAATATCAGAAGAGTACTCTTGACTATCAACCTTACACTTCTTGAGCGTGTAACGAGCCATCTGATTAGTTGGGTCAGCTGTGCCAGCACCCGGAGCAAACAAGTTAACATTTACATCCATGGCGTCATCATTGTCGATAACATCAGCAAGGTTACCATCAGCAACATCTCCGAGGTTAGCATCAACCGAAAGAGAAACCGTAACTGGGAACGAGATTTCGCGAGCAAACGCGAATTTCGAACCAAGCTTCTGAAGCGGGTCACGAGAAAGATCAAAGCTCAGTGTGTAACTTTGAATCTTGGCGTCACTCAAAACGACGCCAGTCAATTGTGTCATCTCCGCAGTCGCTCCATTCGGGAACCAGCTTAAGCTAATATCTCCGGGGCGTAACGCGCTTACACCAGATGCATTTGCATGAGGTTGAGGCTGAATTCCGCTTGGGTTCACACCAGCGTTAGACATACCAGAAGGCAATGCGTATTTTCTAGTTGCATCCTTAGTTCCGTTAGCGGGGTCAACAGCAGGAATAAAGTTACCAGAAACACCAGCAACAAAGTCCATGTTGAGAGCCTCAACACTCACAGAAGCAGTCGGGAAGTCACCAACAGCACCCTCGGTTGAATAGGAGGTAATAAAGCCATTACCAACCCCAATTACGCTAGGCGGTGAAGTTGTTGCAACGTTACTGTCACCAAGGGCATCAGTACCCTCTGCAACAGTTTTAATAAAGTAATTTCTTTCATCTTCTGTTTTATTCAGAATACCTTGCAGGGCAGCACTAACAACTGTAGACCCAGAAGGAGTGATTGTGAAACCAAGGTTATGCTCATTAACCAAGCTACCCAGAATATATGAGAAGTCCAAAGAAACAGTGGGCGACTCTAGGATAACGCGGTCAATAGCAGCCAATTCACCAAACTGGTTAACGTCCTGTCTGGTAATGTTGAAACTGTAGTTAGCAGTTTGTATTCTTTGTAGCTGATTCACTAAACTGACACCCATTCTCGTAGCAGCCGTCACCGAATCAACGCCAGTAGGCGCAATCGAAGCGACAGTGGTTTCTGCAAGGTGGTATCCAGTCGCTGGTGAAGGGCCAGCATACAAAGCCTCACTTTGATAAATAATTCTATTTTTTGCCATAGGTAAAATCCTTAACTATATGTCTTTAATTACAATTTTTTTTACTAAATGGGAAACTTTTTATTATGGAGTTCTTATTTTTTTAAGTTCAAAATCAACTAAAGCACTATAAATATTAGGGTTTACATTGTTAATTCCAGCGAATGAAGCACCCCCAATTTTACTAATATTAACGTTATCTATAAAAATTGAGTCATTTGTGCCAATTTTAGAATTTGTAATCCCAGTATAGTTATAGTTACTGTAATTGGTAAAATCTCCTAAATTATTAAAAGGCATCTCAGAAGTAGACAAAAGACCAATATAGTCCTTGCTTGTGTCTCTAAATATAGAGCAAGCAGCATCTAGCATAAATTGATTATCCGCTATGACTATGGCTCTGGTGCGTAAATCTGTTTGTTCTTCCCCACCAAAGGCAAATGGCTCATTAGTGCCTCCCATATTTTTTAAGAAAATAGCTGGATAAGTTAATGAGTCAGGCGGCAAGCCAGTGGCTGAAACGCCTATTCTGTTAGAAATTGTGAATTGAGTTTCAAACAAAAGCCTTTCTTCTGTTTCATTAGTTAAAAATATATTAAAATCTTTAATCGCATAATTACCGCTTATTGGGGTAGATGCTGTGTCTACGCTGCTCGTGAAGTAAACTTGGCCCTGTCCATAATTAATTCCAGTAAAATTGGACTCAGTTCTTTCTTTTTCTACCCCATCCAAGTAAACCTCATTAATTACGTTAGCTCCGAAATCATCGCCAGTAATAGAGCTATCGGCAACAAATTGTCTGAATGGTGAGCCGTAAGTGTGATAACCTTGATATAGGTTGTTAACAGGATAGAATAAAGAGCCATAGTTCGTAAAAGCTTGCCCCTTTTTTAAAAGGGTGTGATCGACCCACAGGTAAAAGCTCGACATAACTGTATTGTCAAATTGTGGTATCATTATTTTTTAATTATTTTTTTTCCAGTTTTTAATTGTCTTAAATAGGCATTTATTATAGAAGACATATATTTCGATGGCATGTAAGCAGCCCCCCTAAGCTTTCTTGATGCTTGAACACCTTGTCCTGATCTGCTTTTTGGAGAATTACTAAGTAAGTAATAACCAAGTCCAGATATGCCTTTCTCAATTGCTCTTACCCAACTTCTACCAGCCTCCCAAGGCATAGGCGTCATTGATTCTAACTGCGACGTATTTGCTGTTTTGACTTTATATTCATAAATCGTTCTGCCACCAGAAGTTAATTTTTTCGGGGTTTTTAAAATTTTTCCAGACATCTGAAGATAAGCTCTAACTAAATCAATTGGCTTGTCACCCTCATTAAACCCAATAAACCCAAAAAGAGAACCTTCTCCATAAGCAATACCTCTCAAATTACCGCTAAAGTTAACTGTGTTTTCCGATCCAGCTTCTAACTCTCTAGTTATTGGATTTGCTTCAAAGTTTTTAAGCATTTCCTCTTTAGCTTCTTGAGCCCTTTCTTCAGCCATTGTAAGCGACTGTTTTTTTACATTAACCGATTCACCAGCTGATTTATTAAACTTTTTTAAAACAGCAGCTTTGTTAATATTAAAACTTTTTATATTGAGTCGCATTAATCAGTCTTCTCCAGATAAAAAATGTAATATTTAAGTCCTATATAATCTTGAACTTTATCATCAGTGATTTTATTAAAAGAGCTTCCATCAACGTGGATAACTTCTGTTTTTGAGCCATCAAGAATATAGTCTCTTGCGTCTTGCTCAACCTTTATTCTTACAACGCCTTTTCCTATCGTTATGTTTCCTAGCTCCTCGCCAAGCTCGCTTTCTTGGTTGTTAGTATAATTAACTATACCAGAGAAAACACCAGAAACTGGAACATAAGTATACTCTGTTGGATTAGAAGAAGCTCCATATCCAGCGTAAGAGTTGTTAGAGGTTGTATTAGCAACTACTCTTTGTGGCTCTTTAACAACAACAATCTCCCTCTTAAAAGTATCAAAATGATCCCTAAGAGTTCCGGTTAGAGAAAACGCATCTCCAGTTGTGATTAGGTTAGCCATTAAAGATAGTTTCTGGTTCTGAGTAGATTATCATCAATGCGGGTATTGTTCTTTTCGCTAATCGTGTCATCACCAGCAACCTGACGGGGGCTACTTCCGGTGAGTTTATAAGACGTTACTAATCTAGTTAGCTCATCTCTTTCTAAGTTTCTGGCAGACATCCAAGTTTTACTTAGTTCATTCTTGTTAATCTTTCTGACGCGAGCACCATCCGAAGAAACTTCGACAACCGAATCATTTGATGCTGCACCAAGAGTGGCTCTAATCTTAAGATCATAATAATGAACAAAATATAACTTTTTAAATATAACCGCTTCTTCTATTGTAAGTCCCGTTTCTAGCTCTTGAGTGTCAGCGTTCAAGGTGTAGCTAGTGTCAATCAAATTATTGAGTTGACCAAGATTGGTTCTCAGCCAAAAAGATATAGCAGCAATTGACAAGTCTGATGGGCTTGCCAACTCTCTATAAGCTTCGTCTGCAATTGAAACAATTTTTACCATATTTTTTCTTTCTTAAAAACGAATAGTTGGATTAATATTAAAATAACCCTCTACCAGCTTTATTCTGCTGGTATGAGTTGCCTTATCAATGACTTGGATATCATATATACCTTGCGTAGATGCTAAACCTGTTGTGTTTGTGCCACTTAAATTTATATCAATATGCCCACTGGTAGGTGAGCCTGTAACTGGAGCAAGGTCCAAAATAGTACCAGTAGACCCGTAGGTAGGACGCACAATTCCACTAACTAAATAATTACTTAAATCAAAAACGCCTCCACCCGATCCTGTCACACTGAAGCGATGATAAAAGTCTGTTCCTGCCGATAAAGTTATGTCATACGAGGTAGCCATATAATATATATTATATTACACAAATAATTTGTATATAAGATAATAAAAAAGGACTAGATTTTACTCTAGCCCTTTGTGTTCTGTGCAAAAATTATTTATCTACCTTCTGATAAAATCCTTTTTACTTTATCAGAAACTGGCTGAGTTGACTTGTTTGCAGAGGGCATTTTAAAGCTTGCCACATAGCGGTTAAACTCCTTCAGGAGCCGATTTGAGAGCATTTCTCGGCTATCCACTGGTACGATACCCATTTCGGCTGCATGACGCTGTAGATCGCTTTTATTAAGCTGTTTTAGATAAATCTCATACTCACTGGCATCAAGGGTTCTGTACTTGCTTAAACCACTATCTCCCCAGATTTGATCCAAGGTAGTTGGCTCTGGACCCTCTACTTTACCGTGAGCTTGATTTAATTCATTAAGTTTTTCAGGGCTTGCCTTCTTTTCAGTGGCCCCTTTCGCTGTGCTTTTACTAGCTTTTTTTCTTGGCATAATTCCTTGTTCCTCAAAAAGGCTTACACGCTAGGGGTCTGTATGGGAACAAAAAAAAGACTCAGCCTTTCGGCTGAGTCAATTTTATATGAGCTATTATTAGTTTGATTAAACAGCGATACCGACAACGGCACGGGCGTCAATACAAACACGACCCTCTTCCAAGTAACCGTAGAAGCCAGTCTTCTCTTGACGGGCAACAAACTGGTCATCAGGAAGCGCGGTGAATGTGCCTCCACCTTCCGCTTGACGAGCAACCGGACGAATGAACGCTTCACGGGACAAGTCAACGCCAACAAGAATCTTGTCAGCAGAATCAAATGTTCCGCCACCACCACCGGGAATGGTCACGCTAGAAGCAGCAGCCAATTCGGTGAACAGGGTGTTGTACTTCTTGCCATCACCAAGCTCGATGAGCTCGTGAAGAACCACGCCGAAGATTTCGCTCATTCCAGCACTACGGAAGATTTCCTGACGGATATTATCCGGGAGAGCAACAGGGCCAGTACTCACTGAGCCGATGCTGTTAACTGGGTTGTAGGCGAAGCCACGAACGTTAGCCATAGTCTCAGGATCAACGAACAAGTCCGTCAAACCCTTGCTATCAAAGTTAGCAGGAGTACCATTAGCAAAAGAAGTGTTAATTCTCTTAACGAGGGTCATCAAGTCACTCAGGTCATTAACACTGAATACGTTAGCCGTATCAGAAGAAATAACGTGAGCATTAGAATTGGTGGTAGCCTCGGCAAGAGCCTTAAGGATCACGGCCCAAGCGTTACGCTCTTGCTTTACAAGAACCTCTTGGGACATTCTTTCAACAGCCTTGCTAACCACGTCCAAACGACCACGACGAGCGTAACGTTTGAGGAAGCTAACAGCACTGTCCAAACGGTAAGTAGCGATCTTCATCTCTGAAAGACCACTAACCTGACTAGAAGGAAGACCACCGGCCATACCCTGAGACCAAACGCTGACATAGTCTGCGCCCTCATCGAAGTAAAGGTCAAGCGGGATGCTGGGGCTGTCGTCCTCATCATAAAGACTATCGCGATAGATCAAACCGGCGGTGCCAGCCTGAGCCAATACTTTTTGAGCAACAGGTGCAATAAAAGCAGCGAAAGCCTCTGCAGCTTGAGCGGCCTCTGCAGGACTCTTCGAGCCTAAAGCCTTGATCAACTCAATCTGTTCTGGGGTTTCTTTTAATTTTAATTTCATTATATAAACTCCTATATTTTAAGGTTTAGAGCTCGATTTTGAGAAGAATGTGATTGTTTGCATCCTTCACTCCAAGGGCCTTGCCTACGGCAGGGGCTTTGGCAACGTGATCTGCATCCTTCGCAAGCTCACCAGCAGCAGCAGCATAAACAGTATCACCGGGGTTAACTGTGTCAGCAGCCAAAGTGGCTCCGCTATAAAGAACGATTCCGCGTGTAAGCACAGGAACAGCTTGTCCACTGATCACATAATCATTTTCCGCAGCTTTGCGGGGATTAAAGATCAACTTCTCGCCGTTCTCGTCGTCTTCACGCACATCATACAAGAGCATACCCAATGGGACATCTTTGTTTGCTCCAGAACCACTAGTACAAGTGGTCACTTGAGCAGAAGTGCGATACCTTTGGGACACCGTGTTTGCGTAAGCATTTCCAACAGCACCAAACATTTCAACTGGCTCGTCGTCAGATGCCACAAATCCAGAAGGACTTGCGATCTTTACCATCGTACCTTTGTACGCTGGCACTGCTCCGCTCCAAGAGAAAAGGTTGATGACATCGTGCTCATCATAATCTCTTAATGGTCTTAGTGTAGGCATAATTAATAATTCCTATTTAATATGTTTATTTAATTTCGAATCCGTCTACTGAGAAGGCGGACTTGTATTTTTCAAAAATGGTTGGTTCGGTAGCGTCGGTGGAGTTAGGAATCTCAGAAGCTTGCACTTCAGCATTCTCAACAGCCTCTTCGACTACTTCTTGAGCAGAAGCTACTTGTTCTTCCTCTTTGGAAGCTTCAGTCTCTTCGGCCTGTTTTCTCTCTTCGGCTTCAATAACCTCGCGCTTTCTGCTCTTCAAGAGAACATTAAGCTTGTCGGTGTAAGCAGAGAAAGCCTCGTCATCCATGTCCTTGATGTCAGAAGCGATTAGGTTACGCTCCTCGTCTTCGAGGGCGAACTCTTCATCAATCTCGGCCATGTTTGTGTTGAAACGCTCTTCAGCTTCGCGTTGGGCTTTTTCAGCCAAAAGCTCACCAAGTTGCGCTTGTACTTTCTCAAGTTGCTCCTTAGCTTCGCCGTGCTCCTTCAACAAAGACTCGTGCTTTTCAGTGGCTTCGGAGAGAGCATTTTCAACAGAAAGTTTTTCTGCTGCAAATTTTTCCGAGGCGGTCTTAAGCTCATCTTCAATGAATTCACTAACAGCAGAAGCCTCAAGTAACTTGAGGTTCTCGTCAGTAATATCTTGAATATTAGTAATTTTCATAGCTATACTCGTATCTGTTTTTACATTATTATTGTTAGTTTGTGAAATTTTTTCTTCTTTAATTTCAACTTTTTCTTCAATTTCTGAAATTTCCTCTTCAGTGGCAACCACTTCAGGCTCTTCTTTCTTTTTGGTGTGAACACCTTTTACCTCGGCAGCGGGTGTTTCGGTCAGGCCAATCCCCAAGGGAATTACGTTATTTATGACTTTTCGGTAAACGCTTCTACCGTCTTCGGTAGTGCCAGTTCCACCAAAACTTTTTAAATTACTCTTTAGCTCATCAACTTCTTGAGTAGCAGAAACAATCTCTGCATCTTCAAGATTTTTACTTTCTCCTTCGATTAAAGCTAAATTATACTCGGAAAAACCTAACTCCCAACTAGCAGAAATTCTTTGATACGAATCGCCGTCTGGATCAGTTGAATTTTCAATTAAGTCTGCAAGATCGCTATTTACGACTTTCCAAACAACCCCACCGAGAGTAACGTTGAAGGGTTCATTTTTCTCTTTGACCTGTTCTTCGGTTAAGGGCTTATCTGTTCCAAACTCACTAAAACCAGCAGTTAAAATAGTCCCAATGACTCTTTCTCTGTTGTGTTCAATGTTAATTGGTTTATTAATAAAATCTTTATACATGGCAATCGCAGTGTCAGTGTCTACTGCGTCACCATTTTTGTTAACCCGATTGGTTACAAAGGCATTAAAAGCAATTGGCAAAAGATCAATGTTCTTGTCGGTGTTAACATCTGGAACGAAATCACCGATGTCAACATGACTAGCTAATGCCAAATATTTATCTTTTTCCTCCGAAACCAATGGTTTGATTACGGAACTAAAACTGGTAGTATATTTAAAATCTTTCATAATTTAGATACTAGATACAAAGTAAGCCACGGAAAGGTCGCCGTGGTTTGGGGTAAAACTCGCACATTTGATTGGGCTATTTAAGCTTAAAGTTGAGCTAGGCGGAACCTCCAAAACGCCTAAGTTAGCATCATCAGCAAAGGTAACTGTTTTTGCAGAAGTATTTGCGTTTGTTACAGCGGTAACATAAACATTAATGGGTTGAAGAGTAGCATCTCCTGAAATTTTTGCAGTTCCACCATTAGCTATATAATTTGAAAATTGTTGTAACATTTTAATTCCTTTTTATTTTTCGTTAATTTTTTTCCACAACGCAGAGTAATCACTGGCAGTACGCTTCTGTTTCAAAACAGGCAACGCAACATGATCTTCTAGGTCTTTAGCTTTTGTTTTGTCTTTAGCTTTTTTAAGTTGATCTGGAGTTGGCGCACCTTTTTCGCCTTTTTTTCTCATTTTTTCTCCAGAACCCCTTTTGATTCTTTCACGCTTTTCATGGATATTCTTCCATAAGCTCGCGTAACCTGCCTTGGATTGTCTTTTCAAAATAGCTTTTTGCAAAGCTGGAGGAAGTTTCTTTTGCTTTTCTGTCAAACCTTTTTGGTCTTTACTTTCTTTGCTATCTTCTTTCTCGTCTTTATCTTTTTTCTCGTCTTCCTTTTCCTCTTCGGGCTTTTTGCCTTTTTTCTTTAGAATTGCTTTTTGAAGAGCGGGTGGAAGTTTCTTTTGTTTTTCTGTTAAAGCGGCATCTGAATTGGACTCGGAATCATCAGTTTTCTTGCAGTTACAATCCGAGTTATTTTTGTCGCAGCAACCACAGCCTTCACTTTGGCATCCGCAATCAGCTTCTGTGATTTCTTCTACATTTTTTAATTGAGGATAAATTTTAAGTAGCTCGTCTTGGTCAGCAAAGGTTTGACCATCCCAGTCTTGGGAACCTTTGGTGTAATCTGAGACAGATTTGCGAGCCTCCCACATTTTACACGACCAATAACGAGCTTTTGTTTTCGGACCCGGATTATCGCAGTTATGACGGGCGCGAAAGTTTTTTCTTCTATTTGGATCATCCCTCTTGATTTCCATGTTGGGATCACCAAAGTTTACTTTTACGACATTACCTTTTTCGTTTTTAACGTAAACAGAAAACTTTTTAGGCCCCTTTGGAGTCCTAAAAGGTTTATTCAGAGTTTTGCCTTCTTTGGCTTCAATAATTTTTGGTGTTATATCAAATTCAAAGTCACTCATTTTTATTCCCATTCAAATCCAAGTGGTTGATAATCATCAAGATAAAGTTCATTTACATCTTGAAAATCGTAATCTAATTTATAAAGATCAACATCAATAGCGGCTTGCGCGAAATCTTCTTCAGAAGGAGTCATGTCGTCGGTAAGATCAAAGATGTTAGAGTTGCTTACTTCTAACTCTTGCTCTTCAAACTTGAGATCGTTGAACTTAATTGAAGCTACGTCTTGATCAGCCTTGCGATAAGAGTCTTTTACTTTGCCACCACGCTTCATTTTTAGAAACATATTAACACGAGCCATAGCCCAACCGCCACGACTCATTCCGGGGCGATGACTTTGCGAAAAAGCACCAGCCCCGCGACGATAAACTTTCTTTAACTGAGAAAGTGTTACCCTTTTCGTGGGATGCTTTTTGTTATGTTCTTTTACTTTGTTCTTTAGAGCGTCAACAACTTTTGCAGAAAAAGTTATTGCAGAACCACCCTTACCGGCACTTCCGGGTTTGTTTTTGGATGACCCCTTTTTTCGCTCCGAGGGCTTTGCCGGTGTTTGAGCACCAGATTTACGTCCGGGGCGTTTAGCACCAGAAACTTCTATATCTTCAAAGCCAAAATTGTCATCCATTTAAAAAAGCCTTTTTCAGTAGTAAATACACCAAAAAATATGTATTTGGGAATTATTTTATCATTTGTAAAAAAGACCTCATCAATACGTATTGATACACATTTAAAGCAACGCTCGTGGCCAGTGCAACGCCAAAGAAACACATTATCCACACCTCTGCATTGTTGTGGCCGGAAGCTTTACTTTTTAGGTTTTCTTTTTGTTTTCTTTTTTTTAGTATTTGCTCGGATTTTTCACATATGTCACAGTCATAGGTTTCAGTTATCCAAGTTCCATTCTTATATTCTTTCAACCTTGTTTTTTTCATTTTTACGTCTCGCTCCTGCTTTTGCCTGTTTTTAGTTTGTTTAATTCTTGAACCAAGCCGCTGATTATTGACCGAGCCTCTTCGATTGCTCGTTGCTGAGACTCAATAACTGAACGCATTGATCTTGATTCTAATTCGTGTTCAAAAGTTTTTTCTTTTAATTCACCATCTTTGGAGATTAAAATTACTTCAACATCATTTTTCATGTTGTTTATTTCAACCTTGTGATTGTAATCGTTGTAAAGATAAAACGGCATGTAAACGCTTGAGGAAACTACAAATCCTATAAAGAAATAGCCTTGAAATATTTTTTTACACCACTGTTTTAACTTATTTATATAAGCCTTCATACAAGTAATTACACTATATATTAATTAAATTAATAAAAAAAGAGGAGAGCCATTGAGACTCTCCCCTTTGAGCAGGACGACCATATCGCTATGGCCTATGTCATATTACAGATTATTCTGTGGGTAAACCACCAGCATACCAGCCTTCTGGTAGCTTGACTTTGTTCTTTGACAAAGTCCATTCACCATCTTTGAGAACGTAAACTTTGCCTTCGACGTTAGGGCCAATTCTTACAAGTGCTTCTTGTGTGTCCACAAAAACAACTCTTGTTGAGCCACAGCCAGTCAAAAAGACAAAGCTAATCAGTAGTGTCAGAATTTTGTTCATTCTTAGATTGGTTTTCTTGTTCTTCGATTCTGGCTCGCCATCTATCCTTCAGAGATTTGGGTACAGTATCACTATCACTAGCTTTAGTGTCTTCTCTGATTAGGTCTTTGAGCCAATCCAAAAGGGCCTTGATTAAAGCGACCCAAGTCATGGATTAACCCTTTTTAGCGAGACCTCTAGAAACAGTGTAGCCAAGAGCACTCAGGGCAGATGTCACAAATCCAAATACTTGATTTGCAGTTCCAGCACCTTCAGGGTTTAGTACACCAGCACCCCACAGTAGAGAACCAATCGCACAAATAGCGGAAAGCCAAAATTCTGTAGTTTTATAACCGGGTTTGATTTCGTTTTTCTTTGCAGTAGCCATAATAGGTATTGTATATTAGAGTATTATAGAGGGTCTGTCAAATATTTTATTCAGATTCTTCTTCTGTATTTTCTTTTTTATTTAATTCCTCAAGTACGATTTGAGCGGCTTGTTCAAGAGTTTGATGTTCTTGGTAGCTCAGTTTGAGTTGGCGAGCCGCGTTTACGAGTAGGTTAAAAGCGTCATCGAGTGACATTTTTTTCTCTTCTTCCATTTGTTATTATATCAGGTAGATATCGAAAAATCAAGTTTTAATTAAATACCTTACCACTAGCGATGGTTGGATGTTGTTGTGAGCACCATCAGAAGGAGTATTTTTCTCTAAAAGATCGCCTCTTGAACCTTGCCCACTATTGCTGCCGCCACTTGAATCCTTGATGCCTCTTATCCCATTGAATCTAGGACGCCGAGTATGACAATTTCCATCGTCGGTATTGCAAGAGGTTACGACACTCGCGGGGGCATTGTTTGTTAGTATTGCGTGTACATGGCCCGGAATTTCTCCTTTTGTTAAAGTATGGGTTTGTGATCCCCCAGCATCGGCAACACTTTCAAGATCAGCTGGAGTTCTTCCTGCGGTGTTTCCTCCTTCTCCCATAATCACGCGACCTTGTAGGTCTGGAACATTAAAAGTTGTAGAGCCATCTCCAGCACCAAAAGTAACCCCAACTATGGCAAACAAATCAGAATAAGTCGAGCGACTAACTGCTTGACCATTACATTCAAGCCAGCCACTTGGAGCCGTACCGGCAAAAGCAATAATAAAACCACTGCTTACGCTAAAGCCAGAAGACCCGACATCAACCGAACCTGTAACTTTTAGGTTTCCGTTAACGTGGAGGGTTTCTTCGGGAGTGCTGGTTCCAATGCCGACTTTGCCATCATGGGAAACTCTCATTTTTTCAGTTAATGAAGCTGTGGTAGTGCCCGTGCCTGTCGCAGTTTTGACAATGAAAGCTCCGCTGCCTTCTTTTGTTGTTGAATTAGCGTCAGCGTTCTCGCCTACTTCTGCGCCGATTTGAACTTGGGGTGTGGCGTTATCATTGGCGTCTGTGAATTTAAATGAAATAAGAGACTTTTGCTGACTTAAATCACCATTATCATGTTGATGGAGGCTAAGTAGGGTGGTGCTATTAGTTGAGCTTCCTGTGTTTACTTTGTATAATTCTAATGTAGCAGCTGGAGTTGTTGTTCCAATTCCAACGTTGCCAGCAGTCGAAATGAACATTCTATTGGTGCTGTTCGTTTGAAAAAACAAATTATTGTTTTGAGAGCCGATAAAACATGCATTACTACCCGAATTGTTAAACATTATTTTCGCAGTCGTGCTAGTAGATTTAAACTGAGCCACTGTCCCAGTACCCCCGCTATTTACATGAAGATGGTAGTCTGGAGCGGTTTCTCCGATTCCCACTTTACCGTTGGCATCAAAAGTAATTTGGGTTGCATCACTAGCATTACGAAATTGTAAACCAAAAGTGTCATTTCCTTGAATTGCATATATTTGCGTACTTGTTCCAGACCTAAAAGACACACTTGGAATGGCTGATCCACCTGTTGAATCATTATCAATAATGTGAATAGCACAAGCTTCGTCACCAGAATCTGAATTACCTGCGACAACTAATCTAGCAGCTGGAGAAGTCGTATTTATACCGACATTGCCATCTTCTAGGATGGACATTCTTAAAGTATTGTTCGTGGCTATTCTCAAATGCTCGTTTGCGTCTGCTTGAATATAAACTTTAGTGCTACCCGCACTTAAAAAAGATAAAGTACCTGATGAACTAGCACCTTTGTCTATGGAAATGGTTTGGTGAGATGTGCCATCGCCCACTGTCAAATGGGCAACTGGATTTGTTGTTCCCACGCCAAGGAACCCCGCCACGTTTACTCCATAGTTAAATTCTGCTGGATTTAAATCTCTTAATCTTACGTCTGCCATTTTTAAATTCCTTTTTAATTAATATCTTGGATAAAGGGTATTGTCTTTATCATCTAAAATGCTTCCTACCCCCGCTGATGCTCCTGTTCTAAGAAAGACGGTTTTATCAGCACCTATTCCACCCATATCTGTCGTTGACACACCAGAGTAAACAGCCTTGTCTGTCATTTGTATTACACGCCCACTAACAAAAAATCCTTTATCTCTTGTAATTTCTCCAAAATTATCATCTAAACTAAAGTCAGAAGAAAATGATAAAGAAGCTGTTTTATTGCTTCCGATACTAGAATCATACTGTACAGAATCTAATCTTAAGCCAGAAAGCTGATAATTCATACCTACGACGTTTCCTGTTACAAAGTCAACGTTTATGTTGTATTCCCCATTATAAATAAGGTCTTGCATCAAGCTGCCGTGCGCCTCACCTGATACAAGAATATCGAATCCAGCCGTTATTCCAACTGGAGTAGTAACTGGCCTATCCCAAGGAAGTTTATGACCCATGTATTGAACGTTTTCACGAGTCAAATCTAAATCTATATTACAACTTTGAACTGTTCCGTGAGCAAAATCAATTCTGATTTCTTCAATAGTGATGTCTTTTAAATAAATTGCATCACTAGTTTTCATTGTGACGGTTGTTCCGCCACCAATGTGTCGAGCATAAAAATTAAGATCAGTGCTAGTTGCAATAAACTCCTCTCCAAAATCAAACCAAGCGTTTATTGTATCGTATGATCTTATCTCATTGCTTGTTCCATTGTACAAATAAACTCCTCCCAAAACAGAACCCAAAGTATCGGGTTTGACATAAGCTTTTCCACGAACCCTGTATCTTTTGCCAACTGTAAAAACATTTAATCTATAAGCATGATGAGTGGCTTCCGAACTTTCACCAGCACCCTTTAATGCATTTGTTACACCGTCTACTGTCTGTGCGGCGGTCAAATTCATTCTTATGCCGCCCCATCCGTCTGTAGAACTACTCCAATCAGATTGATAAGTAAAGGGATTTGTTCTGCTCAAAGAAAGCTTGATTTCTCCGGGCATAAAAACAGTTTCAGGATAATTAAAAGTTTTAATGTTGTTTATAAAATTTTTAGGAACAACAACGCTTGTTCCGCTGAATCCAGTAACTGCGTTTTCGTTGTTTATGTACGGAACGCCAAATCCAGTATCAACACCATTTGTAAAAAATACATTATCAGCAACAGCCCCAACATTAACAGTTGGAATCTCACCAACGCCCATATTTACAGAGTAGCTATTAATGTAAGAATTAACAAAAATCAAAAAATCATAAGAAGCAGAGTCATCATCTTTTACGTCAGTAACAGAAAGAAAAGAGTGACCTACAGGAGCAGAGGGATATTCGTTTGGGTCTTGAGTGCGAATTGATTCAGCATTTTTATCATTATTAATAGCTAGATAAATATTTTTTCTATCAGTTTCCTTTGTCATCAAACCACTTATAAAAGAGGTTGGGCTAAGTGCTATTTGATTTTGGGTTGAAAGCCCCATTCGCTGTTCGTTATTGATTCCATCAACGTAATAACTAAAATTTAAATTAACAGAAGGCGGTCCAGAAACATACGAACCACGATTGGTAATTGAGCCGACAGAATTTATATTTTCTTTTGGAAGGTCTATACTGTAATTAAAGTTTTGAACTTTATTTATTCTTTGAAGAACCTCGTACTTTTGGCCATCATTTGAGCCATCCAATTTTTGACCAGTATACCCTGTTAAGGCCCATCTACTCTCTTCAACATTCGTTGACCCACCCCCAGCACCCACCTCATTAAATCGAGGCATTTTTAGGGGGGCTCCGAAGAACAAATCTTGAACTCCGTATGTTATTACATTCTTAGCCATCGTTAGTTTCCTCTTCGCTCTTGCTCGCAAAAAGGATACTGGCCAAGTAATAATCTATCTGATGACGACAAGCTATGTCTCTGATCTCTGAAACTCTGTCTTCATTTTTATCTACAGGTTTCTTAACATATTCATCCACTACCTTCTTCCAATCAGATGGATTTTCGTTTGAAATAATTACTTCTACAATTCCTTGAGCCACTTCCTTTTGTCTTTTATTAAGACGTTTTAAATTATGAAACTTTCTCAAGCCAGCTTCAACTTTCTTGGTCAAGCCGTTTGCGTGGATCATGTTGTCGGTGATTTTAGAAATACTATAATAATCCGCATTGCTTTGTTCACCCTGACCAATGGGGCTAACATTTTTTGTTTCTTGGGGTGTGCCTGTTCCAGCGGGGCGACCAGTGGGTGCTGCCCCGGCTCCTTTGCCGCCAATAACTGGCTGGTAAAGACCTTCATCTTTGAGGTTGAGAAGTTTTCTTTGAGACTCTATAGACTCTTCGTTGTCTGGAAGCTTGTCGGTTTCGAGAGCATCAATTCCTTCCTCTGGCGTTAAGATGCCAAGCTCCATAAGTCTAGCGTAGACTCTAGATTTGGTTGGGTCACTCCCAAGGCTAAATTCATTAAAGTAGGGAAGTGGGTAATTTTTAAAACCCATTACTTTAGAAATTCTTTTTACTTCAGGAATTAAAAACTCATTTAAAAATGCTTCACGAGCTTGAGTCAATCTCGCTAAAAATACTTCTGTTTTAATTGCTTGGTTAGCAAATTTTTCATCACCAACCAAAATATTTTGTAAACCAATTTGTATGTCTCTGTCAACGACCTCATACTTTTCAGGGCCAAGTAAATTACCAATGTTAGGAATTACAAACTTAGCATCGGTTGTATAATCGGCAATCAATACTCTTCCAACAGATTCATTTTGGAATAGCTCTTGCATAGCTGCAAGATTCTTTTGGTTAACGCCACCCTTTTCAGGCTCCGTTCCCATAGTCACCAAGAGAATGGCTTGCTGCATTGTTCTCGCAACAGCCATGTCCATTTTTTTCATCTCTGCTTTCCAGTTTATATCTTCAAGAACTGGATAGCCCATTGGCACTGAGAATGGTTCGTAGTCTTGCTTTTTATAGAAAACGGCGTTTATATGCTCTGAGTCCAAAGGCATAAGAACCGTGCTGCCTTTTGAATCACGAATTAATTTTCTGGTTTGTTCAGGGAGGTTATTTAAAATCTCTTGATCCTCTTCGGTTCTTGGCTCTCTGAGTCTGGCAAGCTCGTAATCGCTTAACACCTTGTAGTAAACACCAGTCGCAAAATTTAATCCACCCTGTATCTGGATGTCAGCAGGATTTAAAACAGAGTATTGAACTGGCAATGTAATTTCACCCAAACCAGCAGACCCAAAAGTTTGAGTCATTTTCTTAATGTCTTCTCTGGAAACCTTGCCATCGAAACGATAAATAAACACATTTCCAGAGCGATAGTATTCTCTGAAAAATTTATCCATAAAACTTTTTAAACTATTCTTTTCAAATAAAGCATCAAAGAAGTCTCTAGACTTTTTGCTTCCGCCTCTAAGGAAAATGCCAGACGAAGAAAACTCCGTCATCATGTCAATAGTGTTTCGGAATATGGCAAAATTGTAATAAGCTTTTTGACAAAGAGTTACAGTGTCACGAATATTCAGGTTAGATTTATTCTGGACACCGTAAGTATATTTAAATGGAACAACCCCATCAGAAATGTTTTTAAATCTATCTGTCCTATGAATATCAGCAGCCTTGTTGCGACGTGTCGATGTCGAGGCCGCTGCTTCAAAAGCGGTAAGTGGAGTTGCGCTACTAGCAACAGACTGCTCTAAATCATCAATTCCAGCTTTCTTAGCGGACGCTTTCGAAGCCGTCTTTGGGGTGCTTTTTGCTGTTTTAGCTGTTTTAGGCTTTTTTTCCATTTTTTATACTGAAAATTACACTTTTTAAAGCATCATGGGAGTAAAAGTCTCGTCAACCTCTACATCTTCTGCAGATATCATATCATAATAGCATTTCATCGCCCAAGTTCCAATCATAAGTGTGGTATAATTATCTCGCCTAGCTCGATTAACAGATGTGTTTCTTTTTAAATGCTGTGGCAAATCAAATGTTTGGGTTCCTTTGGCTGTACTCTTGACTTCAATCAAAGAGCATTGCTTCTTTGTCTGGTAAACTAAATTATCCTGCTCCTCGATTAAATCTAAAATAGTTTCTCCAGTATTAAATTTAAGATTAATACTTTGATTAGTCATTCTATTAAAGGCTTCATTGTTGGCAGTAGCCTTGGAAGCGAACCAGATTCTCTTGTGATCTATACAAGCCTGTAAATACTCATTAGACTTTCTTAACCAATTCGATGTAAAAATTTGTTTGTAGCAGATTTTGCCGTCTTGTTTATTATATAAGTTTTTAATCTTTTTAATTTCTTTCTGATAGTCTGCGCCCTCCGCGTCACTATTAAAATCAAAGAAACTTAGATTCTTTGTAAACAACTCAGACTCATTGCAGCTATCTATGAATTGAAAACCAGCGTTATCAATGCATATCATTTCAAAGTCAAAGGCATTACATAAATAATTAAAATACTTTATATGATCTTTTAAGTCTCCACCAGCTACCGCGTAACTGTGAACCAAAGTTCCAGTTTTCATTTCTTCATCCAACTCTATAACAGACATTGCAAAGTAGTCAGAGCTTGGGCTATTAGAAAAGCTGGGGTCAATCGCGCAGATGTATTTTGATTCAGGGTCACCCTTTACTCTCGTTGTTGGTAACTCTCCATCTGGAATTGTGCATTCATGCATTTTCTTTGCACTAAAATAAGAATCACTTCCATCCGTAAACTGAGCACAATACTCGCGCTGGAAAGACGCACTAGAGGTTCCTCCATTTTTAGCTTCTTCAATTACTGTTGTGTCAATCATCTCTGCAGGAAGAGCTTC